GACGTAGTTGTTGATGGTAAATCATCCATGTTATTACTCTCCTAGTATATTTAGCTATCGATAAATATGTTACTATGCCAAGACTAAGTTTATATAAACCCGAAAAAGGACTTGATTACAAGTTCATCGATCGCCAGTGCTCAGAAATGTTCCAAGCGGGCGGAACAGACGTTTATCTGCACAAGTATTTAGGTGCAAATACTGCGGCTGAAAATGCCACTGCGGATCAGCCACACTATGCAACCACAGCAGTTACAAACATACAAGATTTGCTGTTTTTAGAGAATCGTGACAGAAGTTATGACACAGAAATCTACAGAATTCGTGGACTTTATAATGTACAAAACGTTGATTTCAACCTAAGTCAATTTGGCTTGTTTATTGACAATGATACCTTGTACATGACTGTGCATATTAACGATTTTATCAAGTACATAGGACGCAAGCCCATAAGTGGAGATGTGTTAGAACTGCCGCATTTGCGTGATGATTTTGCTCTTAACGAATTTGACTTTGCTTTGCCTAGATACTATGTTATTGAAGATGTGGGCCGTGCTAGTGAAGGATTCAGTGTAACTTGGTTCCCACATTTGTACAGATTAAAACTGAAGAAAGTCACAGACAGTCAACAATTTGCACAAATCTTTGACCAGCCAGCCAAAGATGCCAACGGTGATCCTGTTGCAGATACCACATTGCGTGACCTATTAAGTACACACAATCAAGAATTACAAATCAGTGATGCTGTGGTTCAACAGGCTGAAATTGATGTGCCAAAAAGTGGCTTTGAAACTCGTCAATATTACACAATTGCCGCAGATCCTGACACTGGCAAAACAGTATTAAACACAGCAGACAGCGGTTCTGTTCTGGCCAGTAATGCCAGCAACGGAGTAACTGCCAGTTCAGTTACAGGTGTTCCGCAACGTAGTGGATACACTGGTTACTTGTTGGGCGACGGCTTTCCTACTAACGGTTACGACTTTGGATTTGGCATACAATTTCCAGCAACAGCTGCTGCAGATGATTTCTTTTTACGTGTTGACATGCTGCCAAACAGACTATATAGATTTGATGGTAAACAAAATGCATGGATAGCAGTGGAAGATGCAGTACGTATGAATATGACCAATACCAATTCAAGAAATACGTTAAAAACCGGATTCATTAATAATGCTAATTGGACTTATAACGAAGCAGTTATTAGTGATATTACTAATGCGGCTAAAGATGCTATCAGAGTTAGAACACAAATTGATTCCACTGTAACTGGTTTGTATATTGTACTAAAAATAGATACAGTATTAATAGAATATGTGGTCGCAGACATGCCAGGATTAATTACATCTTATAATTATATTAGTCCAGAAGGAATAACCAGTTCCAAGATGCAAATTAATTTACCCATAGTTGATACTGTACAACAAACAATACCGTATGCAGGTCAATGGACTGTGACCGTATACAATTACAGAGAACCACAACGTCAAAGTATTAGCAAAGCATTAAAACCAAGGGCAGATTTATAATGGAATTTTTTTATGACGGGCAAATAAGACGATACATCACGCAGACAATTCGTGCGCTGAGTAACTTTGTGGTCAAATACGGCGATGGAACACTGGTACGTGTTCCAGTTATGTATGGAGATGCTGACAGACAAGTTGCCAGTATTATTCGTAACAACAGTGAGAACAAAGTTAATAGTGTTCCTAGAATCAGCGTTTATATCACTGGCTTGGCCATGGATCGTGACAGGCTAAGTGACCAGACATTTGTAGGAACTGTTAACATTCGTGAACGTGATATAGATCCAGATACTAATCGTTACACAACAGGTCAAGGCAGAAATTACACAATTGAAAGATTAATGCCAACTCCTTTTAAACTAACCATGAAGTGCGATATCTGGAGTGCTAACACAGATCAAAAATTACAAATGCTTGAACAAATTCTAGTGTTGTTTAACCCCAGTTTAGAATTACAAACCACAGACAACTATGTTGACTGGACCAGTTTAACGGTATTGAATTTAAATGACATCAGTTGGGATAGCCGTACAGTTCCTGTGGGTACAGATACTCCTATTGATATTGCTACCCTTACACTGGACACACCTATATGGATTAATCCGCCAGTTAAGGTCAAACATCTTGGTGTTATTACTAAAATTGTTACCAGTATGTACAATACCAGCACAACTAGCGGAACTTATATTGACGGATTAGGTCAAGATCCAATTGCCACTACAACATCCATGTCAGATTTGCTAGGACTTGTAATTGGGTCAGATGAAAACTATAGATTAGAAGTGTATAACGGACAAGCTATACTAATTGGAGCACATGAAAGTGTTGTTGAGCGTGGAAGTTCTTTAGATATTCCTGTAAGACTGGGCACTCCTATCAACTGGAATGAGTTGTTTGCTAGAACTCCTAACAAATATAAAGCCGGGTCAAGCCAGCTATATTTAACGCAACCAAACGGCACACTAATTGTGGGCACCTTTGCCATTAATAGTTTAGATGAAACGATTTTACAAGTTAAGTGGAACGTGGATACACTTACCACCAACACCGGTATTGACAGTGCGGGAATTTTAGATAATGTAGCTGGGTATAATTTACAGTCTTGTTACAGACCAAATAGTCCAGGTACTTTTGATGCTATTATAGATCCACAGCAATACGATCCTAAAAAACCCAACAAAGAAGCAACTGATCAACCAGTAGTTGCGGGTAGACGTTTTCTTATTATCGAAGACATTGGTAGCACACTAAATGCAGCTGGAAAAGGCCCTACTGCATGGCAAAGTACTACAGGCGCAGACTTTGTTGCACACGCAAACGATATCATTGAATGGACTGGACTACGCTGGACTGTGATTTTTAACGCTAGTCAGAACTCAGACACTATGGTATGGCAGACGAATATATATACTGGAATACAATACTTGTGGAACGGTGTTTCATGGGTCAAGTCATTTGAAGGTGTATACGAGGCTGCTAATTGGAAAATAGTGTTATAAAAGAATCTATAGTTTGTAGTGGTGCATTATTTTATGCCAAGTCCACACGACGATTTTTACTATTACAAAAAGCACACGGCAAACACGAAGGTACTTGGGGCTTAGTCGGTGGCACAAACATCACTGGCGAAACACCTTGGCAGGGATTACAACGTGAAATCTCTGAAGAAATAAGTGTACTTCCTACTATACTAAAAACAATTCCTCTTGAAACATTTGTCAGTAATGATCGTGTGTTTAATTTTCACACATACTTGTGTGTAATTGACACGGAATTTGTTCCAGTATTAAGTGATGAGCATCAAGGATGGGCGTGGGCCACTATTGATCGTGCGCCTAAGCCATTGCATCAAGGACTGCGCAATAGTTTTAGTAGTAAAATTATTCGTACTAAACTGCAAACAGTGTTTGATCTAGTTGATTTAATTTAATGAAATTGGTTTCATAACCACATCAAACGCAATAGATCTACGAGTGCCTTCATATATTGCGGGCGGCACACTATGTTTCAAATAGCTAGGAAATAAAATAATAGTTCCTGCCGCAACTGGGATCCACCAAGTTGCTGAGTTCCCAGTAGTCCATTCTTTTACACTTTTTAACTTTTGAAAAAACCAATCTTCAGTTATATTGTGGAATAAAATCTTACCTGAGTCTGCTGGACAATCAATATAGTAAGTTCCACTGAATGTATAACCATAATGATTGTGCGGTCTATGATATCCTCCAGATTCCATATCATTTAACCATATGTTAGGAATTTCTACCTGATATGACTCTGGAATAATTTGCATTTGTTCCATGTATTCTTTTACAGATACATTGATAAAATCTAACAACGGTTGAGTTTCTAATTCTTTTGAAAAATCCCAACTGACTAAACAAGTGCCTGGAGAATATTCTATCAAAGTAGTTGAAAATTTTTCAGAACATGGCTGGAGTTCTGGACATTTATCAAAAATAGCTTTGCTGGTTTCTAAAATATCTAAATTTGAGCCTGTATATACGAGAGTTGGGAACAGATGATGTATCATAATTATACCTTGTTTAAAGTTAATATTATATATACTTAAACTAACAAGGGTCGGCGCGATATGGCTTCTATGCTCAAAGAATGTATTATTGAATCTTCTACTGAAAACTTTATTGGGGGGTGGTTTTTGGAAGATATGTCTATATGCGATAAGATTATCAACTATCATGCTAATAGCAAACATGTTGAGCGCGGCCAATCTTATACTATTGAACATCCTGAAGGAATTTTAGACAAGTCTGTCAAAGATTCATTTGATTGTAAACTTGAACAAGATACCAATTTGTTTAAAGAATATGCGGCGATACAACTTCAAAAAGTTACACAAATGTATGTAAATAAATTTCCAATGTGTGATGTATATCAACGCTGGGGAATAGTTGAAGGAATTAATATACAAAAATATATGCCAAGTGGAGCTTACCATCAATGGCATACTGAGCGTGGGACATCAAATACGCCTGCTAACAATAGACATTTAGCCTTTATGACCTATTTGAATGATGTTGCGGACGGAGGGGAAACTGAATTTTTACATCAAAAAATTAAAGTTAAACCTCAAAAAGGTCTTACACTATACTGGCCTAGTGACTGGACCTATACACATCGAGGATTGCCCAGTGCTACTGAAGAAAAGTTTATTATTACTGGTTGGTACAGCTTTTATTAACGTTGAATGCCACTGATCTTCTAATATAAGTTTCTGTGTGAGGTCTAGTTCCATGCATAGTACCTCCTGGAAATAACAATAACATACCAGGTTCTATAAAGCAGTCAGTTTCTTCATTATTTTCAATAAAATATATATTGCTACCTAAAGTAAAATAAAGGCATCCAATAAGAAAATTTCCGTTATGACTATGCGGCATCTGTCCTATAACATCTTCGTTTAGCCACAGTTGAGTTATTGTTAACGGTTCTGTTATTTTATTTTGTCTAGCGTATGTGTTTAGACATTCTACAATCCAGCTGGTTAATTTGAGATCAAGCGGATTGCAAAATGTAAATGATGAAATATTTGGATGGTAAAATTTAGTTAAATTTACCATTTACCCAATGGACAAACTGCATCAGTTAGTAAAGTTTTTATTGGCATAAAGCACGAACATTCTTTACAAACTCTAATACCAAGCATATAACTATCGCATTGTTTGCACAAATTCATTCGTTGTTTACTGACAGGAGTTTCATCAAACTCGCCACCGTGAGGCTCACCTGTCACTACTGGTGCATCGAATATAGGATACTCATCTTCTTTAATGCCTAAGTGGTCGTAATAAAGGTTTTTGTCAGAGTCGAGTTGAGCTTGTATTTCTTCCCAAGTAGGTGCAGGTCTACCGTCTGGATCATTCCAAATTGTAATACGGGATCCTTCTAATTGAAAATTTGCTCCAGGACGTAGTTTTTTAATTGCTACGTCTACTCCAAATAACAAATCCATTGGAACTGTATTCATGTAATTATCTCCTATGGAGTTATTTACTCGTGTCTGTATCGTACTATGACAATTCCTGAGCCGCCTGTGCCACCAGCAATTGATCCAACGTCACAACTTCCGCCACCACCACCACCACCAAGCCCATTAGTTCCTGGAAGACCGTCGGAGTTTTGGCTCTGTCCGGCATTGCCGCCGCCGCCAATACCGCCGTAACCACCACCGTTAGTGGTTGCGCCACCACCACCACCACCGCCGCCAAAATAAGTCATTGA